GGTGTCGGTGCAATACCAATCAACGAGCAAAATCAATGTAAGTTTGGTGCTCTTGATATAGATGAATATCCACTAGATCACAAACAGTTAGTAGACAGATTAGATAAGTTGAAGGTTCCGTGTATCGTGTGCCGTAGTAAAAGTGGGGGTGCACACATATTCTTTTTCTTTACGGAATGGATGGAAGCTGCCGACTTTAGAGATAAGTCTGCCGAGATAGCTGCGGCACTTGGTCATGGTCGTTGTGAAATATTTCCAAAGCAAGAGCAAGTATTGGTAGAAAGAGGGGACGTTGGTAATTTTATAAACCTACCGTACTTTGATGCAGAAAAGACTTTGAGGTTTGGAATTTGGAAAGAGAAGTCCAAATATGTAGAGGCTACTCTTGAACAGTTTATAGACAGAGTGCATAAAACAAAATGTGATCCTAAAAAATTCATGGAGATCTCTGTTGGTGGTAAACCAAACTTGTTCCCAGGTTATGTTCCGTGCCTTAAATCTTTACTTAGCATGGGAATCTTTGAGGGTGGTAGAAACAAGGCGGCTTTTCAACTTGGTGTTTTTCTACAGAAATCATCTCCGAATGATTGGAAGATGCAGTTAGAGCAGTTGAATGTAAAACATTTTACACCACCTTTACCTGCATCTGAGATTGTTACAATACAATCTACGTTAGAAAAAAAAGAGTATCAATATCTATGTAAAGAAGAACCCATGTCATCACATTGTAATCAGAGTGTATGTCGTGGTTTGAAACATGGTATTGGCACAACATCTATGCCTGCAATCAGTGGCTTGTCAGTTATATTATCAGAGCCTCGTCTGTGGTTCTTGGACATAGATGGTAGGAGACTTGAGTTGACTACAGAGGAACTACAAGCACCAAGACTATTTCAAAGAGCATGTATGGAGCAGTTGAACTTCATGCCGCCAAAGATGAAAGATGCCGATTGGGAAGTGCAAGTTAACGGATTGCTTGAAAACTGTAATGAGATAGCTGTACCACAAGAACTGACATACAAAGGACAGTTCTTATCTTTTCTAGAATTGTTCTGCACTGGTCGAGTACAAGCACAGAGTTTTGAAGAGGTCGTGATCGGTAAGCCATATACAGATGTAGAAGAGTCTCGAACATATTTTAGATTAGATTCCTTGATGGAGTTTTTGAGAAACAGAAAGTTTGATAACTATACAAGAGCACAAGTTCAAGAGAGATTAAAAGAAGTAAACAATGGAGATAGTTCTGTTGTGAAAAAATTTCAAACATCACAAGGCAAGTGGAAAACTGTGAGAGTCTGGTGGATACCAGAGTTTGGAGCAGAGGTAGAACTTAAATCAATAACAATAGAAGAAGAGGAGGTTCCGTTCTAATGGAAGTGATGGTGGCTTTTTGTGTGATCTTTGTTGAGCAATGTAGGTACAGAGGTGGAGATGCTTTATGTAGTTTTTATGAACCTGGGGTCGTGTACAAAACAAGAAAAGAATGTACGGATGGTAAAAAAATAATAGAAGAATACTTAGAAGAAGAACTGTGGAGAATGTATCCAGAGGCAGTAAAGATAGATGCAAAAGGAGTGTGTCATGACAATAATAGACAATGAAACAACTATTTTCGGGCCGCCTGGAACTGGTAAAACGACTAACTTAATTAGATTAGTTGAAGGAAGTTTGGCTGGTGGTGTTAAGCCTCAAGAGATAGGGTTTATGTCTTTCAGTAGAAAAGCTGCAACAGAAGCGAGAACTAGAGCAGTGAAAGACTTAAATTTAGAATCAAAAGAGTTGATACATTTTAGAACATTACACTCACTTGCTTTTAGTTGGCTTGGATTAAGCACATCAGAAGTCATGTCGGGTCGTGATTACAATGAACTTGGCAAACTTGTGGGTTTAGATTTTAGAACAACACAAACAATAAATATTGAAGAGGGTCCGTTGTTTAATGTAGGCGCTGGTGGCGATAAGTACATGTCGTTGATACAGTATGCAAGAGTTAAACAAGTCGATCTTGAACAAGAATTTCATAGAGGTTGGGATCAAAGTTTAAATAAACAACAGTTACTAGTATTAGATAAGGCTTTCAAAGATTACAAGAGAGCAAAAGGTAAATGCGATTTTATCGATATGATAGAAAAATTTATTTGGCAAGGGACATCTCCAAAATTTCATTTGTTAATTATAGATGAAGCACAAGACTTAGCTCCTATACAATGGAGAATGGTCAAGGAGGTTTTAGTACCAAACTCAAAGCATGTCTACTATGCGGGGGATGATGACCAAGCGATATACTCTTGGATGGGTGTTGATGTAAAACATTTTTTAAATGCGAGTGCACACAAACTAGTGCTAGATAAATCGTATCGTGTTCCAGAACATCCGTTTGCTTTTGCCGAAGGATTGACAGATAAAATCACGGAACGAGAAAACAAATCGTGGAATCCAACAAAGGAAAAAGGATTTGTCACATGGCATAATGATATTCTTGACGTTGATATGACAGAGGGCGAGTGGTTGATTCTTACAAGAACTAACTACATAGCTAACAAAGTTTGCAACAAGTTAAGAGAAGAAGGTTATGTGTTCTGGAGAGAAGGAGAAGGATGGTCTGTATCCGTTAATGTACTAGTGGCAATAGAAGTTTGGCTAAAGTTACAGAGAGGAGCAACAGTGCCTGCCGATTTATTGAAACCTTTTTCAAAACTTATAGATCCTAAATACATACAAAAATCGGGTAGAAAACTCATGTACTCTCTACCAGACGATGAGGAATGGGATTTGATAAGTCTTAAAAGAATATGTGGCTTTGAGGCAAATAACTTTGTGACATGGCAGAACGTATTAAAGATATCAGAACAAGTCGCTGCATATATAGTATCTGTTAGAAGAAGAGGAGAGAAAATTCTTTCGGCAGATCCCAGAATCCGTGTATCTACAATCCATAGAGCAAAAGGTGGAGAAGCTGATAATGTAGTGTTGTTGTTAGACTCGACAAAGGCATGTGTAGAGAATGAAGATCAAGATGCCGAAAGGAGAGTTTGGTATGTGGGTGTAACGAGAACAAAGAAAGAGTTACACATAATAGAAAAATCTGGACAGTATGGGTTTGAGTTATGACATTATATAAGAAAAGAGATGTGTTTTATTTTAGTCAACACATACCTGTAGATCTACGGAATAAATTTGAAAAGACTAGATTTGCATTTAGTTTAAAAACTAAATGTGAAAAACAAGCAAATGAATTAAGAGCCTTGCATAAGGACTTGTTCAGTAAACAATTTTTTAATTTGAGAAAAAACAAAAAGGAGGAGTTACCTGTGAAAAGAGATAAAACTTTAGCAAATGCACATGACAAGATTACTGGAGAAAGGGCAAAGGACTATGGGGATGCTTATGAAAACCATGAGAGAGTTGCTACCATGTGGTCAAGTATATTAGGTATCAATGTTTCAGTGAAGATGGTATATCTTTGTTTACTGGCATTGAAGATTTCAAGATTAGTAAACACACCAAACCATACTGATTCATGGATTGATATCTGTGGATACGGTGCATTAGGAGCAGAAGAAAAAGATGACAAGTGACCAATACCATTTATTGGAACAAGACATAAAAGATGTGGCTTGGGGTAATATAGACTCTGACTGGACTCCACCAGAGACCATACCAGACTTATCTCAATACGATACGATATCTATTGACTTGGAAACAAGAGATGAGAATCTTTTAAAACTTGGGCCTGGATGGTGTAGAAAAGATGGACACATTATAGGCGTAGCCGTAGCAGCTGGAGAGAGTTCTTGGTATTTTCCAGTAGCACATACTGTTGGTAATATGCCAAGACGACCAGTGTTTCAGTGGCTGACAGACTTGTGTAAAGACACAACCAAAACATTCGTGTTCCACAATGCTTTGTACGATCTTGGTTGGCTTAGAGCCGAGGGTGTAGAAGTCAAAGGCAAGATCAGAGATACCATGGTTGCAGCGCCTTTGTTAAATGAGAACAGAAGATATTACAATCTGAACTCACTGGCTGGAGATCATCTTGGTACATATAAAGATGAAAAAATGCTCAAGAGTGCGGCAGAGGAGTTTGGTGTAGACCCAAAGTCTGGTATGTGGAAACTACCACCTCGGTATGTTGGTGCTTATGCAGAACATGATGCTGCCATAACTTTGAAACTTTGGGATGTATTAAGAAAAGATATAACCAAAGAAGAGTGTAGTGGTATCTTTGAATTAGAAACAAGACTTACACCTTTACTTTTAGACATGAAAACAACAGGTGTACGAGTGGATTTGACAAGAGCAGAGCAAGTTAAAAAAGAACTGGTTGCGTTAGAGAGATCACTTGTAGATGAGATAGTCAAAGAAACTGGAGTTACGATAGAACCTTGGGTCGCCACATCTGTAGCAAAAGTCT